GGCCCTGCGTACACGCGGCCAAGGGTTGCCGATTGGGGGCAGTAGCACGCCCGCTGGCAGGCCGGCCAGAGCCTGGACCGCTCGGGAGCCGGGTTTCTGCGGCGGGTCGATCCTGGGGCAACGTAGCGGGCGCGAGATAAGCAAAGGCGGACATTGAGCCTGATTTAGATGCAAGAAAGTGAGGCTGAGATGGGCAAGCGAGGACCAAGACCAACACCCACGGCCATCCTGAAGTTCAGGGGCAGCGAGCTCGTGGCCAAGCGCGGCGAAGAGCCGGCCGGCAGCGACGGTGCTCCCCTGCTGCTTCCGTTCGTGTCGAGCGACGAGCGAGCCCGGTACTACTTCGATCGGCTGATCGAGGACCTGCGTCGCTTGGGCGTGTACGCCGCGGAGGACTACGCGGCTCACAACCTGTACGCGCATCTGATGGCTGAGGGCGAGCGGGCCCACGCATCGGTGCTGGCCGAGGGCATGGTCGTTGAGTGTCGTGGTCAAAAGTGGCAGAATCCGATGAAGAAGGTGCGGGACGACGCCTGGGCTGAGGCGTCGCGTATCGGCAAGGAGTTTGGGCTGACTCCTGCCAGTCGCGTGGGTCTAGTGTCGTCGAGAAAGAACACACAGGGGGATGCCTCGGGCATCGACGCGCTCCTCAAACCCAAGACCGCCTAAGCTCGGCCCCGTCGCCGGCTTCAGTGCATCGGCCACCGCCCGCAAGGGCGACTGGTTTGACGTTGCGGAGTTTGCGCGCCTTGAGACGTTCTTCGGCCTGTTGCGTCACCAGAAGGGCGTGTGGGCTGGCCAGCCGTTCAAGCTGCTGCCGTGGCAGCGTGATCTGCTGGGGTCGCTGCTGTGCTGGAGGCGGGCCGACGGCACCCGACGATTTCGCCAGGCGTATATCGAGATCCCACGGAAGAACGGGAAAAGCACCCTGCTGGCTGCGATCGGGTTGTACATGCTGCTGTGCGATCACGAGCCAGGGGCCGAGGTCTACTGCTGTGCCAGCGCTCGCGACCAGGCCGCGATCGTTGGCGACGCCTGCCGGCAGATGGTTCAGAGCAACCAGGCACTGGCCAGCCGGGTCGAGGTGTTCCGCAACGTCATCACGTTTGGCACGTCGAAGCTTGAGGTGCTCAGCAGCGACGCCGGCACGAAGCACGGCCGCTCGGCAAGCTGCGTGATCTTTGACGAGGTGCACACGTTCGCCGACCGCGACCTCTACGACGCCATGGTCACAAGCATGGGTGCACGCCGCCAGCCCTTGCAAGTGAGCATCACCACGGCTGGCCACGACCGAAACAGCCTCTGCTGGGAGCTGCACGACTACGCGGAGAAGGTGCGGGAGGGAATCATCGACGACCACGCTTTCATGCCGGTGGTGTTCAGTGCCCCAAAGGACGCCGACTGGAAGAGCCCGAAGACGTGGCGGGCTGCCAACCCCAGCCTTGGCACGACGGTCACCGAAGAGTTCCTGCGGGCCGAGTGCGACAAGGCCAAGGAACTGCCGACCTACGAGACGACGTTCCGGCAGCTGTACCTGTGCCAGTGGACTGAGGCGAAGACGGTTTGGATCAGCAGCGACGCATGGAAGGCGTGCGCCTCGAGCGCCGCGGACCCCGACAGCCTTGCTGGCCGCGAGTGCTGGGGCGGGCTGGACCTGAGCACCACCACGGACCTGAGCTCGCTGGCGTTGGTGTTTCCATCCGCGGACGGGTCCGTCGATGTTCTGTCCTGGTCGTGGTGCCCCGAGGAGGGCATCCGCCGGCGGAGCCGCAGCGACCGGGCCCCGTACGACGTGTGGGCGTCACGCGGCGACCTGATCCCGACGCCAGGCACGGTGGTGGACTACGAGTTCATCGCGGCAAAGATCCGGCAGGTGTGCGAGCGCTACTCGGTTCGACACATTGGCTACGACCCGTGGAACGCGACGCAGCTGGCGTCCGGGCTGTTCACAGAGGGCGTCCCCATGCTGGAGGTGCGTCAGGGCTTCCGCACCCTGTCCGAGCCGTGCAAGCGGTTGGAGGCGTTGGTCGTGAGCCGCAAGATCAGGCACCCCGACAACCAGCTGCTGAACTGGGCCGTGAGCAACACGATCACGGACGCCGATCCAGCCGGGAATCTCAAGATCTCGAAATCGAGCAGCACGGAGCGCATTGACCCCGTGGCCGCTCTTGTCACCGCCCTTGCCACGTGGTTGCACCAACGCGATCAGGGCGGCCCCAGCGTTTACGAAGAACCCGAAAGGACGATCACATGGGTCTGACCGACATCCTGCGCCGATACCTCGGCCCCACTCCGCCTCGTTCCGACTTTGAGGACACCGTCCCCATCGGGCAGGCGACCAGCGGCAGCGTTCAGTCCTACGTTCAGTCGTACTCGTACTCGGGCGAGTCGATCACGCCGGCACGTGCCCTCGAGGCCCCCAGCGTGTACGCCTGCGTGCGCCTGATTGCCTCGAGCATCAGCCGGCTCGAGTGGCAGGTGCTGCGTGAGTCGCCCGAAGGCAAGATCGCCGACTCCGCTCACCCGCTCTACAACCTGCTGAACTACGAGGCGTCCGATGACGTGGGCGCCATCCAGCTGCGTGAGAAGCTGCTGACGGATTGCCTGCTCACCGGCAACGCATACGCCTACATCCACCGCGATGCTGGCGGTCGTCCGGTGGCCCTTGAGGCGTTGCGACCTGATTACGTCGCCATGTACCGCGACGGAGCCAACCAGCCCTACTACCAGGTCTGGACCGGACGCTACAGCGGCAACAACGCCGAGAAGGCCATGCGCCGTTTTAGGGCGTTTGACATGTTCCACCTGGTCGGTCCAACCACGTTTGACGGCGTGCTCGGCGTGCCACCGATCCACCTGGGTCGCGATGTCATCGCCCTCGAGCTCGAGATCACCGAGTACGTGACGCGGTTCATCGCCAACAACGCGGTGCCGGCAGGCACCCTGCAGATGCCTGGTCGCCTCAGCCCCGAAGCGTCAAAGCGTCTGCGCGAGGCGTGGCAGGCCGCTCATGGCGGCGCCAGCCGAGCCGGCCGCGTGGCGGTGCTTGAGGACGGGCTCAAGTACGAGCCGATCTCCGGCACGTTCAAGGATTCCGAGCTCATCGAGATGCGGAAGTATTGCCGACAGCAGATTGCTGCGATGTTTCAGGTGCCGGCCCACAAGGTCGGCGACACCGACTCGGGCTCGTACAACAGCAACGAGCAGGCGGACTCGGAGTTCGTCAAGCACACGCTGGCGAGCTGGGCCGCTCGTCTTGAGCAGGAAGCCAGCCGCAAACTGGTGATGCGTGGAGAGCCTTGGTGCACCCGCATCAACTTCAGCGACCTCCTGCGGGCTGACATGACCAGCCGGTTCTCGGCGTATGCCACCGCCATCACCAACGGCATCCTGACCGTCAACGAGGCCCGAGCCCTTGAGGGTCGCCCAGCGGTCGATGGCGGCGATCAGATCCGGGTGCCCATGAACACGGAAGCCCCCGGCCAGCAGCCCGCTCAAGGGCCTAGCGCTCCCGCTGAGGTGCCGGCAGGCAAGGAGCCATCCGTGGACCTTGAGCCCGAGGAAACGCAGCCGGAGGCGCCCACGGTGCCCGACAGCGTGGACATGGACCCCGACGACGAGGCAAAGCGGTCGGCCGAGGCCATCGGTGCCGCTCAGCGCATGGCTGCCGTGGCTGCGGTCAGGCCTGCTGTGGAGGGCGCCTTCCGTCGCCATCTGCAGCGAGTCACCGAGTACCTGCAGCGACAGCGCACTCAGGCGAAGCTCGACAAGTGGGCCCCGCCCATCGACTGCCTTGAGGGCGAGCTGCGGGACACCGTGGCCGGGTTGGGCCGGATCTTTGGCGACCAGGACAAGGCCGAGAAGGCCCTGAGCGATTGCATGCTCCGGCACGCTCGCCACCTGCGTGGCAGCGTCGGCAAGATCGCCGAACTGAGCGACGCCATCAGCGGATGGCACACCCTGCCCGGCGCGGCTGCGGCCGAGCTGCTGGACATGGTTCGCATGGAAATCATCGACACCCCTGTCTTGGAGGACAACAATGCACAAGCCTGAACGACGCGAAAAGGGCACTTTCTCTGGTGCTGGAGACTTGAAGGTTCGCGGTTACGCGGCCACTTGGGACACCTACGACATGGGCTCGTTTGAGGAGCGCCTTGACCAAACCGCTTTCAACCGGGCTTTGGAGCAAGCTGACGAGATCGCCCTGCTTTGGAATCACGACACCGGCAAGCCGCTGGCCCGCGTCCGTGCCGGCAATCTGCGTCTGTGGTCCGACGACACCGGGCTGGGGTTTGAGGCCACCCTTTCCGACACACAGTCTGGACGCGAGGCGTACGAGCTGGTGAAGTCCGGCGTGGTGACCCAGTGCTCCTTCGGTTTTCAGGTGCGCGACGAGGTGTACGAGAAGGGTTCGACCAAGCCCCTGCGGATCATCCGAGACGCCGACCTGCTCGAAATTAGCCTTGTGACGTTCCCAGCAAACGGTTCGACCAGCGTCGAAGCCCGCGAGAAGCCAGCCGAGCCGGCGTCACGTCGCGTGCTCCGGATGTTTCCACCGGCGTGAAATGTGAACCGCTATTGACCTGCCTCTTTTGGCAAGGACAATGGCGGTCGACAACTCATCACCACCGCTCTCAGCGAGCCACCGCCTAGTGCGATTCGACTGACGAGCGAGCGGACCTCCGTGCAGCCCGTGTGGCGCACTGGCCCGACCAGCGGATGTCAACGACGACGACAACCGCCGGGGCAGTGCGCCATTTTCATGCGCGGTCCCGGCGCTAACCCCGGAGACTGCGATGGCAGAAACAAAGAACACACTGGACCGTGGCGGCGAGGAATACCGCGGCCTGTTCCAGGACTACTTGCGGCACGGCACTGGCCGACTGACTGACGCCGAGGTGCGTGCACTCAGCAACAGCGGAACCGGCCTTGGCAATGTTCTTGCCCCGACCGGATGGTCCGACTTCATCGAGCTCTCGATGCGGCAGGACACGATTCTGAGCAAGGTTCGGAAGGTCACCACCGCCGGCAAGTTCACGCAGCCCATCAACGTGGCCGACGCGACGGTCAACAGCAACCAGTCCGAGACCAACATCGGAACGGAGAGCTGGACAGCCGGCACCGCTCTTGCCCTGCCCCAGCAGGGATCTGGCGGAAGCACCACTTACACCTTCAGCCTGAAAAAGGTCACTGCGTGGACCAAGGTCAGCAACGAGATCTTGGAAGATTCAACCGCGGCTACCAGCATCGAGGAGTTTGTGCGGGCCGAACTGGTTGCCGAACTGATCACGCAGCTCAACTCGCAGATCCTGATTGGTGACGGCAGCACTGGATGCCAAGGAGCGTTCAACTCGGCCAAGGCGTACAGCCGAACGGCGAGCACGGGTGTTTCGACCAGCAACAAGGCCAGCGACATTCTTGCCGCCGCCTGGGGCTCCAGCAACTCGGCGCTGTCTCCCATGGCGTTTGAGTCATGGAAGAACAGCGTCGCGGTCATCAACAGTCGTCTGACGGGTTCCTTTGACTCGACGTTCTTCCCGCCCCTGTTCCCGCTGTTCGTCGGAAACATGCAGGATGGAACGTCGGTCGAGGGATTGCCGACCGTCTATCACCGATTGAGCGCCACCACGCCGGCTGCCGGCGACACCCTGGTGATGTTCTTCGACCCCACCAAGTACCTGCTGGCTACCTCGTTCCGCGGATTCAGCGTGACCCGTCTGAGCGAGACCTACAGCGGGACGGACCAAACGGCATTCGTCGCATCTGTGCGTGCGGACGGTTGCCTGCTTCACACCTCTGGCGTGCTCAACGTGAACCGCGCCTGATCGCACGCACAAACAGGAAAGGACTGGAACATGACCGAAACGTACCGCGGGCTCGTCGAAAAGATGGGAGCCCTCTACCGAGACATGCAGGCCCTGATCGACGCGGCCAACAAGAACGGCGGCGACATGAGCGCCGATGACACCAAGCGCTTCGACGCCATGCAGGCCGAGTACCGCAAGCTGCAGGAGCAGCGCGAGCGGAACGTCGCCCTGATGGGTCTGGCGGCCAAGGACAAGCAGATTGGCAGCGAGTTTGTCGACGTCGGCCCCGACGCTCCCGAGATGCGGCGCGCTCCCGCTGCCCGCGAGACCGCCCAGCGGGCCCCCCGCTTCGGCGACTTCCGCTGCAGCGACGAGTTCAGCAAGGCCTATGAGGTCTATCTGAAGCGCGGCGAGCACACCCCCGTGTCCGAGATGCGGGCCCTCAGCGAGGGCGGCACCGGCCTCGGCGACATCATTCCGCCGACCGAGTTCCACAGCCGCATGGCCGAGCAGCTGCAGAAGATGGTTGTCCTGCGCAAGCTGGCAACCGTGATGCCGCTGGGCTCGTGGAAGCGAGACATCGCCATCGAGAGCGCCCTGGCCAGCGTGAACTGGACCACGGAAGGCTCGTCGATCACCGATTCGCTGCAGACCAACCCGACCTACAGCAACGTCGTCCTGCAGCCCAAGAAGCTCGCCGGCCTTGCCAAGGTGAGCCGCGAGCTGCTCGACGATGCTCCGGCTCGTGGTGCTGGGTTCTCCATCGAGACCATCATCACCAACAGCTTTGCCAAGTCTTTCGCTCAGACCGAGGAAGACGGCATGCTCAACGGCACCGGCGCGTCCGGACAGCCGACGGGCGTCCTGACCATCGCGGCCAGCGGCCCTTCGGTCGGCAAGCAGCTGGCGTCCAACAGCGCCATCACTGCTGTCGAGGTCATCGACTGGGTCTACAGCCTGGGCCGCGAGTATCGCTCGCACCCCAGCGCGGCGATCCTGCTTTCGGACACCGCCCTTGGCTATGTCCGCAAGGCTGCAGCCGCAACCGGCACGCTGAACTACTTCTGGCAGCCCAGCGGCGTGCTCGGAGAGCCGGATCGGATCATGGGGATTCCGGTCTACGCGAGCCAGTACGTCCCGGCTCCGGCGACCAGCAGCCAAGGCTTTGCCTCGGGCGGCGGAATCTGCGGCATGATCGGCGCCTTTGACTACTGCGTCATCGGCGAGCGCTCGGGCTACACGCTTCGCGTGCTGAACGAGCTCTACGCGGCGAACGATCAGGTGGGCTACGTGGCCACCAATCGCGTGGATGTGAAGCTGACCAACATGTCGGCCTTCAAGTACCTCCGCGGCGCCGCCAGCTGATCGGGTTACTGAGTGATTCAACCCTTGGGGAGGGAAACCTCCCCAAGGGATTTCGAGGATGCGATGAAGGTCAAGATGCTCACCAGCGTCGGAACGGCTGACGAGGGCTACGGCGAAGGTCAGGTCTACGACCTTCCCGAGCCGCGTGCTCTTGAGTTTTTGTCCCTTGGATGGGCGGAGCAGGCCGAGTTCCACGCCGACCATCCGGAAGCGTGCGTGAAGCCGCAGTGCTGCAAGGCGACTAGGAAGGCGGCCAGGCGATGAGGGGCAACGCGTTTGTACCGTTTATGCTCAAGCGCGGCGACGGCTCCACGCTCTCGCTGGACTTCGCGAGCATGGGCGAGCTTGATAGCCGATTCACCTTTACGCGGAATTCGATTGCTACCTATACGAACTCCAGCGGGATTGTGACTAGCGTCACGGCTGCCGCTACAAACGATCCGTCAAAGGCCAGGTTTGACTACAACCCAACCACGCTCGCGCGTCGCGGTTTGCTGATTGAGGGCAGCGCAACGAACATTTGCACAAGGTCGGAAGACCTCGCAAATGCCGTCTGGGTGCCGGACAACGGATCGGCTACGAATCCAAATGTGGAGGCAGTGTCACAGGCCGCACCGAACGGCGGGGCATCCGTCAACCGAATCACATTCAACAAGACCGGCGGCACTTTCTCACGAATCCGGCAAACGCTCGTCGGTACGAGTGGAGCCACCTACACCCTTTCCGTGTGGATGAAAGCCAACACGGCAAACGGTGCGGCCGCAACTCAAAATGTGGGCCTGCGAATCGGTGCGGATACCGGCGGGTTCAATTGTGCGGTGACCACCACATGGACGCGCTTTTCGTATTCCTATGCGCTATCCGGCACGGACGCATCGGCTCAGATCATGCTGTGGGACAATATTGCCGGAAACGATGAAACAGCGGATGTCCTGGTGTGGGGCGCACAACTGGAGGCAGGATCTTACGCATCCTCGTACATCCCGACAGGCGCAAGCACCGCGCAGCGGGCGGCGGAACTATGCCAGATGAGCGGAACCAACTTCTCGTCATGGTTTCAGGCAGGCAGCGCGTATTCCATGCTGTATCGCTACTCGCTCAATTCACCCACAGCATTTGCAGGCACGAACATAGATCGTGCGTGCGGGCAAATGTCCGTAAGCGGCTCGGGGAATCGCACATTCATCAACGCTGCGTACAGAGTTGCAAGCGGTTCAGGAGACATAGGGCGATTCGTGCGCGTTTTCGACACCGGCTCGCTCGACATGCAACCAGCAACCCTACCGGCTGCCGCAACAAATACGGCTCTGGCGTTTGCGGTGAACACGAACGATGCGGCGATCTACGGAACGAACGGAGTGGTGGGGACGGATAGCAGTTGCACGATCTTGACTGGGCAAAACCTGCTCGACATCGGGTCGATTGGATCATCCCAGCATCTGAACGGCTGTATTTCGCTCATCAAATACTGGCCTACCCGCCTGCCCAACGCCACCCTTCAGAGCCTCACAGCATGAGCGACTACTACCTACGAGCAAACACGAAGGCAGCGATGCAGAATGCGTTCCTGGCTGCCGGCATCACCGTGCAAGGCATCGACGGCGAGGTGGTGGACTTCGACGGCATCCGCCTCGACATCGGATGGATCGGCCCCGTGGTGCGGCCTGACCCGGCTGACCCAGAGGCACCGCCTACTGTGGACAACCGATACCACGCGAATTTGCGAGCAGGCGGCGAGCTGCCTGCGTCCGTGTTGGACGCACTGCCGATCCTCGATCCGTCGCCATCTAATCCCATGAGGGTATGGGGATGAGGACTAACCTGTCAGACACCGGCGCCACGTCGCCAGTGATCTCGGCGAGCGAGCTGAAGACGCACGCACGCATCTACCACAGCCAGGACGACACGTACCTCGGCACCCTGATCACGACGGCCACGCAGATCATCGAAGCCGAGACGCGGCGGGCCATGATCAACCGAGCCTTTGCATATCAGCTCGAGGCGTTCCCGGCCGACGGGGAGATCATCTTGCCCCGCTCGCCGCTGTCCACCGTCACCAGCGTCACCTACACGGACACGGCCGGGGCCACGCAGACCCTGTCGGCCAGCACTTACCACGTCTACTCCGTCAACGGTGTCGGCCGGGTCGTGCTGAAGAGCACTTCGTCCTGGCCCGACACGCAGGACACCGGGAACCTCGACGTCACGGTCAACTTCACCGCCGGATACGGGGCATCCTCCAGCAACGTGCCGGCCGCTCTCCGGCATGCGACGCTGCTGGCAGCGACGCACCTGTACGACAACCGCACCAGCGTCAACGTCGGCAACATCGTCAACGAGCTGCCGATGACGGTGCAGCGTCTGATCGTGCAGTACCACAGCGGGGACTACGCATGAACCCGGGCTACATGCGGACGCCGCTCGCGATCTACAACCCAACCGACTCGGTGGACGAGTTTGGTCAGGTGACCAGCACCAAGACCACCAGCACCGGCACGATCTTTGCCGCCATCAACGAAGCCAGCGCCGAGGAGAAGAGCAACCACCGGCAGCTGAATCAGACGGTGACGCATCGCATCCGATGCCGATGGCACCCGGACATCACCCACCGCACGCAGCTGCGGACCGTTGCAACCGAGCAGGGCAAGACCACCACGACTTGGGAGGTCGTCACCGCGATCGACTGGCAGGAGCGAAGGCAGTACCTCGACCTGGTCTGCAGGCAGGTGATCACGTAATGGGCGACTGGCGCAAGAGCAATCTGAAGAACTACCTCGTCGAGGGCATCCCGCAGATGGAGGCAACCATCCGCAACATGCTGGACGAGGACCTGTCAAAGGCCATTTTGTCCACGCTGCGGGAAATCGGCACGCCGACACAGGCTGCCCTGATCCAGCACTACAACAACGCTCCGGCCAAGCACGACAACGAGAGCACCAAGAAGGCCCTGCAGCACCGATGGTGGAACAAACTCGACCGCAAGGGTCGTCCGGTTGGCTACAGCCGTTTCCGGATCTTGAAGGACTTGGTCCGCACGGGCTACGGCATCAAGGTCAAGCGGGCGAAGACTAGGGGCGAACCCTATGTCCTCCGCATCAAGGTGCGTGGCGAGGCCGTGCACCTGCTTGAGAGCGGCCGCAAGAAGGCGCAGACGATCCAGCGGACGAAGGGCCCGAAGGCCAAGTACACGACCAGCAATCAGTACAAGGGCTGGATGCGTGGCATCGAGATCCTCAAGGCGTTCGCCGCAAGGGCGGCGGGCGACCTGTCCACACTGCTGCCAGCCAAGATCGAAAGAGCCGCTGCCATGGCAGCCAAGCGTTCGGGGGTGCAGGCGTGAGCGCTACCGTGGCTGCCGCTGTCCGCGACGCAATCCTGTCGCAGTCTGCCGTGGTGGCGCTGCTGGGCGGCAACGCCCTGACCGCCCGCGTCTTTGCGTCGTACCGCGACACCACGGGCTTCCCGTGCATCGTGCTGAGCTACGGCAACAACGCCGACGTGAGCCCGGCTATCGACCGCACCGACCGCGTCCGCAAGCTGGACGTGGAGATCGACTGCGTGGCCACCACCGCCAAGGGAGCACTGGCGTTGGCAGAGGCCGTCCGGGCCGGCCTGCACGGGTGCAAGGGCACCAGCCGCAACACCACGATCATGGAGATCCGCGTCATCAACGAGACCACGTCCTACGACGTCGGGGCCGAGGGCGACGAGGGCGGCTACCACATCACGAGCGTCAACGTCGAGGCCTACTACAGGTCCGACGCGGTGAACCCGTCAACCATCACCACCCCGGGCCAAGCGCCCTGACCTAAGGAGAGAACCATGCCAGCCATTGCATCGTGGGGGACCACCCTCAAGTACGGCAACGCAACCAACTGCGCGTACACCGGCACGCCGGCCACCAGCGTCGGAAACGTCACCAGCCTCAACGTGGACGGCATCAGCCTGACCACGATCGACGTGACCACCCTGACGGACCGCTTCCGCAAGTTCGTCGCGGGCCTTGTCGATTCGGGCACCCTGAGCCTCGAGGTCAACCTTGACACCGATAGCGGTTCCAACCAGATGACGCTGATCGACGACCTGGACGTGACCACCACCGGCGCGGCCACCTGCCGTTCGTTCCTGCTCGAGTTTGGCGAGGCGACCAACAACAAGGGCACCACGATCCAGTGCGCTGGGTACGTGACGCAGTTCAGCATCCGCGGCTCCGTAGATGCGGTCGTCACGGCCAGCATGACCATCAAGCTCAATGGCAGCGTGCAGATCGCTGACGTGGCCTGATGAGCGACCTGAAGGCACGTCTCCTCAGTCTTCGTGCGACGGTCCCTTCGGAGACCGTCTCTGTGCCTGGCGTCGGTGAGGTCGAAGTACGTGGCCTCACCGCCGCCGGGCGGGACGAATGGGAGCAGCGAATCGTTTCCGCCAAGGGCAAAACGGTCCGGAACATCCGGGCCAGTCTGGTGGCGTTGTGCGTGTACGAGGCCGACCGGCTGGTCTTCAGCCCGGGCGACGTCGACGCGCTGGGTGAGCTGCCCGCTCAGGTGGTCGATCGCCTCTACGAGGTGGCGTCACGCCTGAGCGGGCTGGGTGCCAAGGACCAGGAGACCCTCGAGGGAAACTCCGACAGCGCCCGCTGAGGCGGTTCCTGTTTCGGCTGGCGCTGGCCTTGGGGCGAACTGTGGCAGAGCTGGAGGAAACCATGAGCGGAGCAGAGCTGACCGAGTGGATGGCATACGAGGCCGTCGATGGCGTCCTCGGCGAGCAGCGGGCCGACCTCCGTGCCGGCATCGTTGCTGCCACCATGGCCAACTGTCACCGCTCGAAGGGCCCGGCGTTCAAGCCGCAGGACTTCATGCCGTACCTCGAGAAGCCCAAGACGGACCCCGACGCTGCCCTTGACGCCCTGCGGGTGGCTCTTGGCAAGCCGAAGAAGGGAGCCCAGTAATGGCGACCGTTGCCAACCTCAAGGCCAAGTTGGTGATGGACGTCGGCCAGTTTGAGCAGGCTGCTGAGAAGGCTGTCGGCACCGCAAAGAGGACTGGAGTGTCGATCAGTAGGGCACTCAGCCAAGTCGGGAAGGACTGGGAGCGGTCCATGCTCAACTTTGGCAAGGGGTTGGTGGGCATGCAGGCCGTGGACAGTGGCATGCGAGCGTTGGGCGGATACCTCAAAGAGCTCGACCTATCGAAGCTCGAGACGTTCAACGACGTTGTGTCGTCCATATCTGATGGCATCGGCAACACCATCAAGGCCATCCCGCTGCTGGGCGGTGCTTTTGAACTTGGCGAGGGCATTGGGTCTCTCATGGGAGTTGGTGCCCAAGACAAAGCGCTGGATGCAGCTGCCGCTGTCCGTGATGCAGAATCCCAAAAGGCAAAGGTTTTGCAGGATCAGCTGCAATTACTTCGTCAACAGCAGGAGCGTGCGGACGCTTTGCGCGGACTTCAGGGCGAAGCACTGGAACAAAAGAAGGCCGAGTTTGAGATTGAGGACAGGCTTGCAAAACTGAAGTCGGTCGCCGTGGCTGGCACAAGCGCGGGGACAGCGGCCGCTCTCGTCAATCAAGCACGGGAACAACTTACGCAGACGATGCAGAAGGACTTGGAAGCCGCACGTGAACGGGCCAAGCTCGAAGAAAGCATCGCCGAGGCAAAGCGGCAGCAGGCAGAGGAAGCGGCCATTATCCAAAGGGAAGATCAGGCCGCCGCGTCCTTCCTCGAAAGCCTCAAGAGTCAGCACGAAGCACTGACACTCTCAGAACGCGAGCGCCTCGAGCTGCAGATGCAGCGGCTCAAGCTGTGGCCCGAAGAGATTGAGGCCGCGACGAAGCTGTACGAGCAGATTCAGCGGGCAAAGGAGCTGCAGGACGAGCAGCGCCGCATGGACGACCTCAAGGCGAAGGCCGACGAGGAGGCCGCACAGAACCGCAAGATCGCCCTGGAGGCAATGGATGCAGCGGACCGGGCCAGCAGCGTCGAGACGCTCGACACGGCCATCGGCGGCGTCAAGGTGCAGGGCATGATGGACGCCAGCCTGAGCCGACTGGTGCCGCTGCAGGAAGCCCAAAAGGCCTACCTGAAGGCCATCGCAGACAACACCAAGCCGGCAGCCGGAGGGGCACCGTAATGGCCATTGTCATCAATCAGAAGCCGGACGGCGTTCGCATCGGGTTCGATCGCGGCAAGTTCTCCGGCACGTCGGCGTACGTGATTCTTGACGACGCGGGCGCACGCATCAACAGCAGCGACATCATGGGCAGCACGAGCGTGCTGGCCAAGATTGCGCCATCCGACTACTACGTCGGCGGTAGCGGGGCCCTGACCGACTTGGGCAGTTACTGGAGCACGAGGATGCGGCAGGTGTCCTTTGACCTGTCGCAGCAGGACGCCGGCGGATTCGTGTGGGAAGCCACGGTCAACTTCGACAGCAACATCGGCGACGCCGCAACGACGCCCGTGGATCAGAAGAACGAACAACAGGCCGGGTTTACTGCGATCGAGTACTCCGTCCAGGGCGAGCCGGTGGACGTGTGGCGTGTGAACCCCACAATGCCAACGGGCTCAAACATCGACACGCCGACCGAGACCGACATCGGCGGCACAAAGGTGGACTCGGGCGGCGAGCCCATCAGCACGTTTGTGAACATGGCTCGCGTGACCGTTCGGAACGTGGTCGTGGGCAGGCCGACGCCCCCGCTGTCGTCGATCAACAGCCGCAACAGTGCAACCTTCGCCATCGGCCCGTACTCGTTCCCGGCCCGTTCGCTGCTGTTCACGGGCGTGCAGATCAGCCGCGTCGGCGTCAGCACCTACGAGGTCGTCTACAGCTTCGCGTATGACGCCCAGTTTCACCTGCGGCAGGTGGCCCAGCGGTTGGCCGAGACCCGCGAGGTGGACGTCGGAGCCCTGGCGGATACGTGCACCGGATCACGGACATCGGGCAAGGCCTACGCCGCTTGCGTCGTGTTCAAGCAGCCTTTCCCTACCACCACCGCGTTCAGCGGACTGGGCCTCGTCACGTGAGGGTGAACGGGTCAACCAAGCAGAGCCTCGGGCCCTGGTCGCCCAACATGGTGCGGACCATCGCCGACGCTGTGAACGCCTACAACGACGAGCGGGCCAGCGTTCCTGCCCAGCGCATCAAGATCCCCACCCTGTTCTTGGCCCGCATCACCGGGAACACGGCCATCGCTGGCAAGACTGCAACGGTCGGCGGGGTCGCTGGCACTCAAGTGGCCTGGACCTACGACTGGGAAGAAGCCTCCATGAACAGCGGAGGCACATATCAGACTGCCAAGGACTACCGACGCAAGAGCAGCCTGATCAGCGGCACCCTGGGGCGGGCCTACAACGGTGCAGAGGGCCCGCAGACCATCGGTGCCACCACGGTGCTCGGACCCGGGATCACCACCGCCAACATCCCCGCGGGCTACACCATCAAGGCAATCGCCAACGACACGGTCGTGCTCATGTATGCGTTGAGCCGCGACAACGGTGAGCCGCTTTTCTTCTTTTGTTGCCCCAACGCTATCGACGGAGCTTGCCCATGACCCCGCTCGGACCCCGCCATCAGACCAACCCGCAGCTGGCGTTTGCCATCAGCCTCCTGCAGCTCGTCACCCTGATCATCGGCGTGGCCGGCGTGTTCGTCACGCTGGGCCGCAAGGACGCCATCCTCGAGCGGCAGGACCGCGACATCAGCGAGCTGCGAGCGATCGCTCAGGAGCTGGTGAAGTCGCAGGTGCTGGGTGCTGCCAACGATCAGAAGCACGCAGAGGCCCTGCAAGCCGTCGGCACCCGGCTGGACAGGCTGGAGGCCCGCCGGTGATCCGGACGCTGCTGTTCCTGCTTGTCGTCGCTCTGGCGGGCTGCTCGTCTGCCGAGGCGATCAGCGTGCAGGCGACTGCGGTGGGCGACCGAGCCACGACCATCCGCGGGCTGGCCGAGCGGATCGGGGCCCAGTCCACCCAGCCCGACATCGTGGCGGATGCTGCCGAGATCAGCCTGCAGGCCCAGTCGATTCAGCACAGCGTAAGCGTGATCCATCAGAAGGTCACCGGGGTGCGAGACATCACGCCCTGGTGGGCGTCGCTGTTGCAATGGGTCATGGTGGCCTTGGCCGGAGCTGCGGCCGTTTGGCTGGTGCACAGCACCGGGATCGGCGCCGCGATCCGCGTGGCCATTGGATGGATTCCACGCCGCACAGTCACTGAGGCCGAAATGGCTGCAGCCACGATGGCAACAGACAAGCCCGAGACGATTCGGGAATGGATCGCCATGAAGCGAGCATCGGACAAGGAGTTCGACGCGGCATGGCGAAAGACTCAACAGGAGCACAAACCATGATTCTTGCCACTGCCGAAAGTCTGATCGGTTCCGTGTGGGCCGCGTTCGCATGCCTGGCCGTTGGCTACATCGCCGGACATGTCGTGAGCCTCGATCGCGTCTCGAGCTGGTTCAAGAAGTGAGCAGCCTGCTGGCGGCAAAGTGTTGTTGCGGCTGCACCTGCACATGCCCCGCCGAAACGACACTCCCTAGCAGCGTTACAGCAACAATTACTTTTACTGATTGTTGCGGAAATCAGCGGGTTGTCACTAGGGTGCTTTCCAAGTTTTCGCCGCTGTCTGTGCGTGCTTGTCACGGCTGCGTAGTTTGCGAGCAGTACGCTTGGCATGCGTTCGATCCGACGCAACCGTCTGGATGTCAAGTTTGCACCAACAGCTCGTTTGCGTTCAGTGCTTACGATTGCGAGGACACCGGCGAAGAATCAGAGCTTGGAAGCGTTTCTCTGGGCGCTGTTACTTGCAAAGATTACACCGAAGGCAATTTTGACCCGCCAACCCCTACGGATTGTTCTGAATGGGTTGTCTCAATCAATTTCAGTTTTGGGAGCAGCTTGAACCTTGGAACAAGAAGGGAGGACTGTCACTGCTTTCAATTTTTCGGGCAAATTCCCTGTTCAGCAGGACCAAACAAACACACTCACTCCTTGTGCAAGTCTGGATCTCAAACTCCCTTGGGGACCTACACCGTTTGCCCTGGTGGCTTTGAGCATCCGTGTTATTCATGTGAGGGTGTGCTGTGCCCATATACGAACGAACTTTTGCCATGCCCAACGGTAGTTATTTCATGATTGAGTGCGACCACTGGTCCGAGTGCAACGTCACCGGCGGCGGCTGCTGCGCTGCCGGGCACTACGGCGGGCGTCCGTCCCTTGGCGTCTGCGGCCAGTGCCCGCACCGCGTGGTGGGCGGCGAGCAGCCCATCGGCACGACCGTCACGCACGGAGCCACCACGACCAAGGCGGTGCAATACCTGAAGACGGAGGCCATGCACGCCCTGAAGGGCCCGGCACCGGCCGACGTTGTTGAGACCCGCTCAGCGCTGTGCCGCAGCTGCGAGTTCCGGGTCGACAGCCTCGAGGACAACACTGACCCTGGCGGCATCGGGTTCTGCACAAAGTGCGGCTGCGGTGGCAACAGACGAGCAGCACTCAGCGTGAAGCTGACGCTGGCAGGAACCTCATGCCCCGTCGGGAAGTTCAAGGCGAGCGACGGCACCAAGGGCAGCATCGAGAGCATGATGCAGGCCCTCAAGGGCGTGGCGATGACGCTGGCGGATCAGGCCAAAAAGGTCTAGATCGCCCGCTTCACCAGCAGCAGCAAGAACAGAAAGCCACAGAAGAACGCTAAGCCGATGCCGGCGGCCAACATGCCTTCCGCATTTGGTGCTTTGGACACGGCTCCGACCAAAGCAAGCACCAAACCAAGTGCGGTAAGCGAGCCCGTCAAGATCTTCAGAAACCGGCGGAGCAGACTGGTCTTGGCAACGCCTTCCTGCGTGGTGTGCATAGAAACACCATAGCGGACCGCATCGTCCGAGATCAACCGCGACAAACACGAGTTTTTTGTAATCGCTTAGCCTGTCGGCCCCATGCGGCTCCGGGTCACCGTAGAGTGGGTTGTGGATTCAATGGGTCCAGCCGTCCGGGCTGACCTCCTCGAACAAGTCGAGGCGTGGTGCGTTTTTGCTACAGAGGTCGAGGGGCACAGCCGCCGGCACGCTGAGCAGGCGGCTCGGTGGGTGCGTGCTTGGATTGAGCACATGCAAGCCAACGGCCTTGGGCCGACGCCCGACTCTTGCGTCGCGTGGCTGCGTGACATGACTCGAGGGGCAAGCCTCAGCCCGCAGACGATCCGCAACCGGGCCAGCGCCTGCCGACGCTTTGCCGGCTGGATGGTTGTCCAAGGCGTGCTGGACGCGAACCCGTGGACCAGCGTGCCCATGCCCCGGGGCCGAGCTCGGCAAGGTGCCGACGCATTCACCGACGACCAGGTCGCCGCACTGATCGCTCACGCTGAACGCATGGCCACCAAGGGCCGCAAGCCCAGCGACCGGGCTTCAGCTGCAAACCGAGCCAACCTGTACAGGTTTCTGAGCCTGACCGGGCTGCGGCGTGGCGAGGCCAGGGCCCAGCGTTGGGACGACATTGACCTCAAGGCCCGCACCATGGTGATCAGCCTGGACAAGGCCCGCCGGTCTGATCCCGTGCCGCTGTCCGTTGCAGCTGCTGGCATGCTCCGGCAACTGCTGGCACAGCGTGGCACCAGCCCGCTGGTCTTCCCCACGATCGTGACGGACAAGGCGCTCGAGGCTGACTGCCGGGCCTGCGGGATCACCGGCCGGGGGAAGTGGCACCGCTTCCGGGTCGGCTTTGTGACCGAATCCTTCGAGGCCGGCGTGCCGCCGGAACTGATCCAGCGGCTGGTTCGGCATCGCTCCATCGACCAGACCCACCGATACTTGCGACACAAGGAGGAGCGGCTCCGGAATGCAGCAGAGGCACGGACCTCAAAAATCTTTGAGGATTCCTCCCTGTCAAAACCTCGTGCTGCCGATAGGTTCCCCGTGGATTCAGGCATGGCCCACGGCGCAACCATTTCCGAGAGCACCCCGACGACCAGCCAGGTCGCCGCGCCGTTCGGCTCTGAATCCACAATCAGCCTGGCTGGTCTTCTGCGTGCTCTCGGCCGCTCCGGTTCATCCAGTCTCCCGACAAACGAAAAGGCCCGCGTCCGTGGACGCGAGCCTCTCGTGAGTCGGGGTGACAGGATTTGCACCGACACCCCCACGGGGGCACCGGAGCGGCTTCTTCTCGCGGCGATCGAACTGATCACCGCAGTGCTGCAGCTGCAGCAGGGAGCCGCAAGTGAGTCAGCAGAAGACCGTGAACGATGGACGGTTCGGGCAGGTGGTCGAGGACGTGGGACTCGCCATTCAGGAACTGCGGAACGAAGGCCGCGGTCTTGACGCACGCAAGATTGAACTGACGCTGGAGCACCACGCCGGCGACATGGTGCGGGCTTTGGTGAGCACCATTCCGTCTGGGCGGATTGAGGCCCGGTTCGTGCTGTTGGCTGCGGACGCTGTGATCACCAACCGGATTGAGTTGGTGATGGATGAGGTGCGTCGGGTGCAGGCCCGTCGCCGAGCCGAGTCGCAGGACGAAGCACCGCTGGCTGTGATCGGTCAGGGGACGAGCCAGCGTGAGATCCGTGGCGAGCCGGCGGACGCAGCAGGCGGGCTCGTGGGCCGTCTGCGGCGGTTTGTGGGTCGCTTGCTGGGAGTGGAGGCCGTGCGATGAGCCAGGCTGAAGTCGCAGACGCCCTTGGGATCACCCGCCAGACCGTTCGGGAGATCGAGCAGGCCGCGTTGGAGAAGCTTCGCAGGAAGCTGATCCGGCTCATCCGAAACGAGGCCGACCTTGCACGGCTGGCTGGTCTGTTCGAGGAGGCGTGCCGATGACGCCCTTCGCCCTTTCCGAGCAGCTGGTGCCTGGCATGTCCAGCATGCATTACCACGGCATTCAGGCGTTCTCCAGCAGCCTTGGCCGCGAGATGGTCAGGAGCAGTCCCGCTCACGCGATGGCCCGCAAGCACCGACCGCAGACGCCGGCCATGGTGCTGGGGTCCGCCGTGCATGCGCGCGTGCTCGAGCCGCACGCTGGCGCCGTGGCCATCGCCCCCGATGTCGATCGCCGCACGACTGCCGGCAAGGAGGCCTACTCGGCTTTCGTACGCGAGGCCTCCGGCAAGATCATCCTGACGCACGACCAGGGCGAGACCTACCGCGGGATCGTTGACGCGGTTGCCGAGAGCAGGGCCGCGACCAACCTGCTGCACGTGTGTCAGAGCCGCGAGCTGAGCGGGTTCACGGTGGACCCGACCAACGATGTCCTGTGCAAGGCCCGTTTCGATGCCATCAGCGTTCAGGACGGGGTGATCCTTGACCTCAAGACGACCAGCGGGCTCTCAACGCGGTCAGAGTTTGAGCGGAGCATCGGGTCTTTGGGCTACGGGTTTCAGGCGGCTCTGTACACATGGGTCGCGGCACGCCTGGGCGTCCCGTCCCCCGCGTTCATGTTCTTGGTGGTCGAGGTCGAGTACCCGCACGGCGTCGGTCTGTTTGCAATGCAGCAGGAGGTGATCGACCTGTACATGCCAAGGGTGCAGGAGGCGATCCAGCTGTACGCGGAGTGCATGAAGGCCAACGCATGGCGGTCGTACCCCGACGAGGTGCAGTCCATTGGCATCCCAGCGTGGGTCCGCAAGGGACTTGAGGAGGTGGCAGCGTGAGCATCGTTCCGATGACAGACATGCAGGCGATCGAGCAGATCACGATGACCGGCGACCTGTCGAGGTTGACCGCCGAGCAGCGGGTCGCATACGTGAAGTACGTCTGCGATTCGCTGGGTTTGAACGCCGCCACCAGGCCGTTCGAGTTTCAGATGTTTCAGGGCAAGTTGGTGATGTACGCCAAGAAGGACTGCACCGAGCAGTTGCGGAAGATTCACGGCGTCAGCATCAGGGTCCTTGAGCGGAAGACGGACACGGACAATGGCGTCTTCACGGTGTCTGTCCGCGGCATCGACAAAACCGGCCGCCGGGACGAAAGCACCGGAGCGGTGGGCATCGCCGGGCTTCGCGGCATGGAGTTGGCCAACGCCATGATGAAGGCGGAAACCAAGGCCAAGCGGCGGCTGACCCTGAGCATTTGCGGGCTGGGTTTCTTGGACGAGTCCGACATCGCCGACGGCGGTGCTGCCAGCGCCCCCGTCCGCGTCAGTACGACGGATCAGCTCCGTCGCCTGAACGCCTTGGCACAAGGCACTGTCACGGCTCCATCGACGGAGGCCGTGGCGGCTCCCGCGGCGGCGCCGGTCGAGGAGTCGGAGCCTCGGCCGGCGACCGCTGCACCCGGCTGGGAGCAGCAGCTGGGCCAGCCTGCCACGGACGGCGGGCCGGCGGAGCCCACGCTTGAGGATCTTGCGGAGCAGGTGGCCGCTTTGGCCCGGCAAGCGGGCGGCAAGCGCACAGCGATGCAGGCACTGGCCAGGGCAAAAAAGGACGGGAAGGACGAGGCGGGCACGCGCCGCGTGCTTGAGGAATGGCACGAAGCACTCAGCAACACCATCAACAAGGAGAGCATGAAGTGAACATCATCCACAACAGCAACGACGAGCAGGCAAAGACAAAGACCAACCGCACTGACAAGGTGCTTCCAGCCGGCACCTACCAGGCCGAGATCGTCAAGGCGACGGCCCGGCAGAGCGAGTACAGCAAGAGCAACGACAACCCGGACGGCTGGGAGCTGAGCCTGTGGATTGACGTGCAGCACCAGGGCGAGCGGTTTCGGGTGTTTGAGTCGATTCCAACGACGCACGTCAATCGCCTCAACGAAGTTCTGGCGGCGTGCGACTTGCCCAAGCTGACACCCAAGATCCACCGGATCGAGGAGTCCAACCTCGAGGGCCATGTCGTCACCATCCGCACTTTCGTCACCAAGGGCAACAAGGCCCGCGTCGGTGACTTCACAAAGCGGACCAGCAAGCCGGCAACCGCCAAGGCTGCCGTGAAGGTGGACGACAGTGACATCCCGTTCTGATCCGAAGGCACCTGGGGTGACTCAAGGATGGTTTAACAGCCGGGCCCGCCCTTCGGCGGCAGATCCGGCCAAGACGCCGCAGATGACCCGACGGGGTCGCGGAAATGCAGGTGCAAGCCCTGCTCCTTCCCCTCGTGTGCTGCTTTGGTTTTGGCTGGGCTTTGCGTGGGGCTCAGCTGGCACGTGTGCATTCCTCGTAGCGGCCCTTGGCCGCGGATGGTTGGAGGCTTTGCTGTGATTGATCCACTTCGTGCTCAGATGCTTCGTCGGGCCGCGGACGTGACGGTCGAGCGTGGCAAGGCGTACGGCCCGCCAGCCGAGCACTTCGAGCGCACCGTGCTGGCGTTGTACGCGCTCATGCCTGACCTGTTTGCCCGGCCACCACTGCCGGAGGACTGGGCCAAGTGCATGATCATCGACAAGCTGGCACGCGACGCGGAGGTCCCGAAAGAGGACAACTGCATCGACATCGCGGGCTATGCCGCGTGCCTGTACGAGGTGCGAAAGTGCGACAGCTCTGAACTTGTTTAGCGGATTCGACCTCGGAAAGGACGCAATGAGGCCACCATATCAAAAGCGAATTCTCAACGAGCAGGAGCGCATGCGGTTGCGTGACTGTTGGCACGGATTTTTTGATGACGAGGGGACACCATTTGAGCGGGTGCAGCGCGACGTTGACTACCTGAGAGGCTTTGCTCAGGGCGTGTACTTCATGCGCAGGCACGGGCACAAGATCACCTCTAGCAAGTTTGAAACTCTGTGGGACCTGTTGATGGAAGCCCGTGTGGAAGCAAAGTCTGGCAGAACGTGTTTGCCACTGTGTGGATGGCTGGAGGAGAGATTTCGCTTGTCACGCGATGGGCAAGATCCATGACATGCAGGGAATGCGGTTTCGAGGGTGACAACCGATATGGCGGCCTGTGTTTTACGTGTTGGCTTGACGTGCAGCTCTACAAACCAGGTCAGCCCGGATCACGCAGGGAGTTAGACGATCCGGACGCCAACGCAGTGAGCGAACGAGACGACGCCGGATTGGAGTGAGCAAGGACGCCATGAACACCACCGCAGAAGTCGAGGCAGCATTTCAGCTGCTTGGATTCATCTTTGAGGCCGACGACCTGATCGAGTTCCGCACACTCGGCCGCTTGGTCAGCAGCCGATGGTCCACGCTCAACGAAGCCGCCGCAAAGATCGAGGAACTGGCAGGCCTGGGTTCGGGAGTGCAGATCTATTTCGGGGCCAACCCTCGCAGCAGGCAGGGCGGCAAGGCCGAGGACGTGAAGCTTGCCCGCTGCCTGTTCGCAGACTTTGACGGTGGCACGACGGTCGAGCAGGCCCGGCTGCGGTGGCGGGACGCCTGCATCCCTGAGCCGACGGTGATCGTGACCACGGGCGGCGGTCTCCACGCTTGGTGGCGACTGCTCGAGCCCATGACAGACATGGCCGAGTGGACCATGCGGCAGAAGGCCCTTGCCCGCCGGCTGGGTGCCGACCAGAGCTGCACGGACGCCCCCCGGATCATGCGGCTGCCGGGCTTCGTGAATTGGAAGTACCCCCATCGTCCGCTGTGCGTCGTCGAGAGCTGCGAGCCCGACAACGCCTTCAGCCTCGAGGAGTTCCCGACTCGTCTTGAGCCCGCCCAGCTCGAGCCGCTGGCCCAGGTCGAGGAGGTGGCGAGGGGCAGCCTTTCTAGTTTCAGCCGTCGGTTCTTGGGCGACGGTTTCTGCCTGCCGCACGGGCGCCGGCAGACGATCTTCACCGTCGCCTGCGACCTGAAGGCACGGGCGTGGGATCAGGGCGAGGCCGAGGCCGCGATCATGGGCCGAGCACGGCAGCTGGGGCTCAGCCCCGACGAGCTGATGGACGTGCCCAGGCAGATCCGCAACGCCTTCAGCAAGGAGCGGCAGCCGCTGGACGGGCCCGCGGAGGAGGCAACGCCGGTGGTGGATGACACCCCACCCGTCGGCATCCTCGACCTGATTGGCCGCAACCCAAAGATGCGGCGGCCGATCGTCCACGACCTGCTTCGGTCCGGCGAGACCATGAACATCATCGCCGCTCCCAAGACCGGCAAGAGCTGGATGGTGCTGGACCTGGCCCTGAGCGTGGCCACTGGCCGCGTTTGGCTGAACCGTTTCAAGGTCGAGCGGTCCCGCATCCTGCTGATCGACAACGAGCTCCACGAGGAGACCTTGGCCGAGCGCATCCAGCGGGTCGCTGGGGCCATGGGGATCGCCCCTGCCGAGCTCGAGGGGTGGCTGGAGGTCAAGAGCCTGCGAGGCTGCCTGCAGTCCTTCCAGAGCCTTGGCAGCGGTCTGTTCAAGGACATGCCGGCTGGCAAGTACGGCATGGTGGTCTTTGACGCCTTCTATCGGTTCAACATCGGGGACGGGGCCGACGAGAACGACAACGCCAGCATGGCTGCCACGTACAACCTGCTGGACGCCATGGCAAAGCGGCTGGACGCCTGCTTGGTGTGCATTCACCACACCAGCAAGGGCAACCAGTCAGAGAAGTCAGTCACCGATGTCGGAGCCGGGGCCGGGTCCATGAGCCGAGCAGCCGACACGCACCTGGTGCTGCGGGAGCATGAGCAGGCAGGGCACTTGGTGATCGACGCCGCATGCCGCAGCTGGCCGCCACTGGAGCCGACCGTGGTGCGGTTTGAGTACCCCCGCTTCTATCCCGAGCCTAACGCCGACGCCGGAGCCCTCAAGAAGGCCAAGAAAAAGGGCGACGGCTGGAACGAACGTCGGTTTGTGGAGGAGTTTTTCCCAACGCCGGCAACGGAGTGGAGTCACAAGGAGCTGGTGGCGGCTGGCGCCGAGGCCGGTTTGTCTGCCAACCGGGTGCGGACCCTGCGGGAGTCGGCCTGCGCCAAGACGCCCAGCCGGAAGCCGTTGCTGGAGCGAGTCGGAGACAGCAGCTCGAGCAAGTACCGGAGGGCGTCGTGATGCAGATAACTTCTCTTGAGGGATTCTCTTGCGGGCCCTCAAGAGCCGCCTCAAGAGCGGGCAGGAATCTCTTGTGGTGCGCACCTAAAGGTGCGCCCCACAAGAGGTGTCCTGCTGCCATCCGGAACCTCAAGAGATGACCCTCAAGAGAAGGGTGGCCGGAAAGGCGGACCTTGTCCTTCGGGCCCTGGTGTGGCTGGAGGTGGGCCGGACCACGGCGTACGCCTACGGCAGCCTCAGGCAGAACGCCGCACGGGATCGTCGGCGTCGGGCCCTGTACGCCACCCTCCTCCACCGGCTGGGCCGGCTGAACGTTCGGGGCGTCGCGGAAGCCCTGCAGGTGAGCGAGTACGTGGCCAGCAAGGCCATCGCCATGGACGCGATCCCGCAGGACGAGGTGACCGAATGGGCTCGCCTGGTGGCCGAAGCTCTCATGCAGCTGGAGGTGATGGATCTGCGTGCACAAGGTGAGACAATCCCGTCATGGAGGCGATCCTGAGATGGGGCCCCTGCGACGGGGACACGGTCGAGGTGGACGAGGACGCCCGCGAGCTGCGGGTGCCTGTCGCCTGCGGAGTGTGCTTGGACGACCTGCCGGCCGGGCTGTCGAAGGACGTGTACTCCGAGGCCCTGTACCTGCTCGATCCGGAGACCGGGGCATGGTTCTACTCGGGTCGCCTGCGCTACAACGGCGAGGGCCAGGCGTACCACCATCCGGCGTAGGTGCTTGTTTCGCCCTTGAAAAACAGGAGGATGGGAACCATGGGTAAGGCCAGCCGCGACAAGGGCAAGCGGGGCGAACGTGAGGCTGCTGCTCAGATTGCGCACCACTGGGGTGCCACCGGAGCCCGCCGGGCTCAGCAGTTTGCCGGCGTCGGCACCGGGACGGCGGACTTGGTCGGCGTTGACGGACTGAGCGTGGAGGTCAAGCGATACGCCCGCATCGCGTGCCTTGACTGGCTGGAGCAAGCAGAGCTGAGCGGCACGCCTGGCACCGTGCCAGTGGTGCTGTTTCGAGAGGACTGCAGCACGGAGTGGACGGTCATGCTGCGGGTGCACGACGTGCCCGAGTTTGCCAGGCGAATTGTCGGCATGCTCAAGGAGGCGACGCCAAGCGTCGATCCAGCGTGAAGAAGACCAAGAGGGACGAGACCGGGGCAATCATCAGCAAGCCCGTGCGGGAGAAGTATCCCGACCGCAAGCGTGGCTGGAGCGTCGAGCACCACGGCAAGAACATTCATGTGATCAGGGTGCATCGGCCAAACACCAAGAAGGTCGAGCAGTGGGTGCTGCTGTTGGCCGACAACCACGTGGACAACCCGGCCGCGAGGAACGATGTCACCACGCGGCTGATGGCGCAGGCTGTCGAACGAGACGCGGTGGTCATTGTCGTTGGCGACTTTCTAGACCTGATGCAGGGCCGAAACGACAGACGCTCAAGCAAGACCGCTCTGCGGTCAAACCTGCTGTCGGACGGTTACTTCGACAAGGTCATCGACATGGGTGCCGACCTGTGTGCACCGTATGCAAGCCACCTGGCCGTGTTGGCCCAAGGCAATCATGAGAGCGGCTGGATGCGGCACAACGAGAGTGACCCAACGGCAAACCTGGTGCGGGCGATCAAGGACCGTGCACACTCGCCGGTCGGAGCTGGTGCGTACGGCGGCTGGATCAAGTTCCAGTTCAGCGTCGGCGGGAACCACCTGAGCTATTCGATGCGCTATCAGCACGGAACGGGTGGAGGTGCAAGCCCGATGACGATGGGCATGCTCGACGCTCGTCGCATGTATTCGTGGATCGAGGGTGCCGACTCCATCGTCATCAGCCACAACCATGCGACAAACGTGGCCGGGATCGCACGCGAATACCTGCGTTCGCAGAACGGCGTGTACAGCGTCGAGAAGAAGTATTGCGACATGATCCGCGTGGGCACGACCAAGGATTCGTGGAAGGACGGAGCCCACGGGTGGGAAGTGGAGAAGGGTTTCGGTCCTTCGCCGATTCGGCAGAAGTGGCTGCGGCTGTACATCGCCTGGGATTACGAGGGCGGCAAGGGCGGCAAGGCTCGAATCGCGTGGGACGTGCACGATGCCCAGTGACTTCCGCACCAAGATCAACGGCCGCACGTGGCGGGTGCAGTTTGTCGAGGCCCGTGCGATGGGCAAGGACTGGGGTCGATGCCCGCACCCGCCGGGTCGTCATCCCACGCTTGAGATCCGACGCAGCCTCAAGGGCATCAACATGCTCGACACGTTGGTGCATGAGGTGCTGCACGCCCAGCGTGTGGAGCTGGACGAGCAGGCTGTCGAGGAGACCGGGTCCGCGATTGCCAAGGCGTTGTGGCGTGCGGGATATCGACTGCAGGAGGACGCATGAGACAGCGACCGCCAAGGCTGAGGGTTGGCAGGCCGGCGGCTCCACGCCTGGACGTCAGTCACGAGCGAGACCGCGGCACCACCCACGAGCGTGGGTACGGTTGGCAGTGGCAGCAGCTGCGGCAGATCGTGTTGAACGACGAGCCGCTGTGCCGGCGTTGCAGCTCACGCAATCGGGTGTCCGGTGCCGTGCTGGTAGATCACATCGTCCCGTTGCTGGACGGCGGCACGAACGACCGCACCAACCTGCAGGCCCTGTGCTTGGACTGCCACGCGGTCAAGACGCAGGCCGACGTGCGGGCGAGGCGGCGTGTAGCGGACACCAGTGTCCGTGATGGGCGTTTTCGGGCCAAAAAGGGCTATAGTCCGAGCGAAAAAGTGGCGAAATTGGGCCAGAAAGGGCGTTTTTGAGGGTGCAACAGGGCCACAAAGTGGCGATATTGGGCCAGAAACGGCCCTTTTTTAGTCATAAAAGTGGCGTTTTTAGGCCAAAAAGGGCGTTTTTTGGGCCGATTGAAAAGTGGCGTTTTTGCAAAGAAAACGGGGGGGGGCGGCGTTTTTGTGCCCTTAGACGGCATGAC